GCATATACACCAGATGTTGATGAAACTATTACTCAAGATACAACCTATCCTGAATGTGTGGGTGTTTCTGATACCATACGTCAGTACTTTGCTAATATTACAACAATCATTCAGACTGGTGTAGGGACTGTAACTAGAACTCAACCTCCTAGTGCTACTTCTAGTCTTGCTGCTAGAGCAACTATTTGGGGATTGAAAGATTGGACACCAGGACCTACATCAGGTTCTAATCCACACTTATTAGAAACTGGAACTCCTGTAAGATTGGTTCCAAGACCTCGTTACGATACAACAACTAATCAATATGTTACTGTTGATAAACGTAATGTAAGATTACCAAATGGTTTTGATACTAATACAGAATATTATGTAATTGCACCAGGTAGAATTACAAAACCAGAAGATTACTCTGGTACAACAACATTCAATGGAAGTGATCAAACTAAGTTAATGCTTGCAAGCAGCAAAGATAACGCAGCAGCAGGTATTTACATACATTCATCTGAAGTAGAAGCAATTCATCCAGATGTTGAAATTGATATGTATCAATTTGTTCTTGATGACAAATATGATTTACATGAGTATGGTTGTGTTCTTTCAACAGCTGTTAGTGGTGGTATTATCACAGATATTCCACATATATTTGATGTTCCTAACGCTGCTGTTACACCTCATAAAGTATTCTTTAGAGAAAATGAGAGTGGTAACTTACCAGTTGTAGGTGGATCATCTGCTAGTGATCCTGATATTGCTGATGGTAATAGTAGACTTAGAGGAGATAAGTTCTTCTATGCTAAGTATAATACTGCTAAAGTAATCACTGTACATAAGACACATGCTGATGCAATATCAGGATCTAATCCTATTATATTTGTTCCTTTGAATAGTGGAACTTATAATTTCTCTGTATTTGCAGATAAGCGTGAGTCACCCATGCGTTATGACCCAACATACGATGGTAATGTTGGAACTAGCATCAAAGGTAAGTGGTACTTAAATGTCAAGAATGAGTCTTCAAATCCTCAAAGTATTTTAGGAAGATTCCATGACTCTGAGTACAGTGATACTTCTGGTAATAATAAGACAAATGATTCTTATTATGAAAGAATTGATGATTCTGAAAGAGAAGCGAATGATCGTATCTATCGTTTACGTTATGTTATTCCTAAGTATCTTAAGTCTGTTCGTGATCCTCTAAATGGATTTAGTATCAAGGCAAGAAAAGATGATACAAGAAAACTTTTACCACAAAAAATTAAATTAAAACCAGTCACAGGTAACGTAACTAAAGCGAGGTTCTTTAATACAACTGATAGTGGTAACGCAAATGAAATTATTGGATTTACTGATGCTGAATTTACTTCAAATAGTATTGCTAAGACCAATGCTTCTGGTGAAGATATATTCTATGATCCATATAAGAAAGATACAAAAGGAACTAAGAATTATTTAAGAACTATTGAAACATCAAACTATGTTTCAATGTCTATTCAGTCTGGTAGATATTACACAGAAAATAGCAATGAGTACTTAGAACTTACTGTATTTGACCATAACATTACAAATGTTGGACTTAAGAATGAGAACTTTACAACAGTCAAGATAACTGCACCTCAAGGTGGTAACTTCACTGCTAACAAGACATCATCTGTAAATGCTAACGCTGTAACATGGACTGGTAATTCCTCTGGTTCTGGTTATATTCATGCTGCATTGAATGTACCTAACACATCTATATGGCACTTAATTATTAAAGGTGTTAGTGGTGAGATTAAGTATTCATCTACAGATAATATTAGATTTACTCAAGGATCTGTATTTGCAGATCTTATAGACTTCCCTGATAGTGGTAAGTCACTTGTACGTAAGGATCTTATCAAAGAAAGTCTACCACAATTCTACTATAGACAAAATGGTGCTAAGGTTTATACCATTACACCTGGTGATATTATTACTGATGCTGCCAACGTACAATTCTATGTTGAATCTGTAGAGGATGCTGGTGAAATTGATGAAACATTCTACATCTATGATGTTCAGGAAATACAGAGACGTATCTTTGATCAACAAGATGGTATATTCTATATTACAGCTGTTCGTGGTAACATATCCCCATTCCCACAAGGTGCAGGTAACTTAGGTAACTTCAGGAACTTTAAGTTCTCTCAACCAATTAGTAAGTTGTATCCATTAGATTATAAAAATGATCCAGTATGGTACAAACAAATTGATCCTAACGCTAAGGATCCTAGTCAAACATATTCTGCTGCTGATAACTATGTTCATGGTTTAGTTACAGTTAATGACTTCAAGGGTTCATTAACAAAAGAATCTGTTACTGATTTTCTTGCTACTGAAGCACTCAAGAATAATAATTACACAGGTGGTAACAAACTTGAAGCACAGAGTGGTAATGCGTCAGCTGGATCAGAGGATCGTAAAATTCCGATTGCAGGTGACAGCACGGTTGTTGTAGACCAACGTATGTACGTTGAACTGAGACGACCATCTATCGCAAGAGCAGGTAACCACACATTTGAATATCTTGGTTTTGGTCCAGGTAACTACAGTACTGGTTTACCAGCACGTCAAGAAGTTCTATTGACTGTAGAACAAGACTTCTTCGCACAGTCTAAGAAACAAGATGGTGGTTTAGTATTCTACACTGGTCTTAACAGTAATGGTGACCTATACATTGGTAACCGTAAGATTGATGCTATCACTGGTGAAGAAATATTCTTAGAGTCTGCATCGCTTGTTGGATCTGAAGACGAGGATGATTCAGTAGGAAATTTAGTTACTACGTTTGATACTCCCGTTACATTTAATGAGTATATTACAGTCAATGGTGGTGAGAATGGTGATCAAACAAGCACCTTCAACTCACCTGTAACAATTAATGTTGGTGCTGACGTTAGAGACTTGACGTTAGGATTACCTAATGTTGGTGTTTTATCTTCATTAAAGGTTGTATCTAATGTATCCTCCACTAAGGATGATGCAACTCTTGATAGAACTTCAATGACTAAGAATCGCCAGACTAATGGTGATATTCTAATTGCAGGTAATAGAGTAACAGCTGGTGTATTCCAGTTCAACCAACGTGGTTCACTTGGATCTGGTCAAGGTTATAAGATTCAAACACATGCTGTTGCATCTGTAGCATCTAATATTACTCCTGATCAAGATGGAACTTATGATGTATCACAGGTTGTTACATATGGTGGAGCAGGTGCTCCTTTAACTGGAGATATTCTACTTAAGGGTGAGTCTGTAGGAAACAGTGGTTCACTTGGTTGGATATTCTCTAACTCCTTTACAACAATCACCTCTCAGATTGAGAAGTTTATATTTAATTCTACCAGAACTATTACAATTCAATGGAAGTCTGGTGTCACTAATGGAAATGTCATAACTGGTGGTTTAATTGTTGGTCAAGAAATTAAGTTAACAGGATTAGCTGAGAACAAACTTAATGGAACTTTCATAATCAATACTGGATTTACTAACGGTGGTAACACATGTACATTTAGTATTGCTGCTAATGATAGTATTTCAGCTGGCGAGTTGGTATTTAACAATGCTAATACACCTAATGCTGTAGTAAAACTTTCAAATGCTTCTTGGAAGGAAGTTGGTGTGCTTGGTGCTCAAACAATCAGAACTGATACACAGACTATTGGTGAATTTAAGATTGGTATTAACACTGTTGCTCGTGCTGCTCATGCTGATTATGCAGAAGCATTTATATCTGCTGCGACTGATCCTCTTGCTAACTTAGATGTTGTTGGTACTGCATGGATTAGCGGTAAAACTATTGAGAACTTTGCTGCTCATGCATCATATGCAGCAAGAACTCAGACTGCTCAAGATCATGCATTCATGGTTGGTGGTGATAGTGCATCTCCTCAAACTGCTGCAACATTCAGAGTTTCTACTACAAACAATGGTAGGGTTGGTGTTAATACAACTCTAGCAGAAATGCAGAGTGCATTTACAACCAAGGGAACTTCTGAGTTCACTGACACTGCTACATTCCAAAATGATATAGCAGTTAATGGTGGTGGTCCTGGTAGTGCTAATAATGCTGACATTACAACTACTATTACTGACGGAACAGCAACACTGTTCAATGATAATACATTCTTCGGTTTAACATCTGGAACTAGACCAACTCAAGGTTTATTAATTGGTGGATCTGTAAGAAATATTGAAATTGGTAATGTAACAACTGACTCACAAAATATCAAGATCGGTAATACAAGTAATGACAGTGAAATTACTATTGGTGATAGTATTGATGGATCTAATGCCAATAAGTCTAAGTTAACTCTTGGTGGTGCATTTGCAAGCACTGAGTCTGACTCATTCGTACAAATTGATACTAAAGCACTTAAGATTGCTGGTGATACAATTCTTGGTACTAGAAGAGGACTTAATGATACTACTAAGTTTGAGTCTCCATCTGGAACTGTTCAGTTCTTATCTGGTAACAGTGCAACAAGTATAATTGATTTTGGTACTAATGCTGCTACTTTAACGATTGCAGGTCAGGGTGGTACAACAACAATTAGAAACAACCTAAGAGTTAATGCTACAACCAGATTTGATGCTGACGTAACATTATGTGGTGGTTTTGCTTCTTACTCATTCGTAGGATTTAGAGCTCAAGCTGGTTCTGGTATACAAACTCATACAAGTGGTGTTCTTGGCAACAATCAATACAATAATAATGTTGATCTAATTTCTGTTGCTGCTTTTGCATCTACCACACCAACTGGTGAGTACAACCAGATTGACACATCAGGTTCTGGTGACTGGGGTGGAACTGCATTCCAACAAACACCAGCTGGTCAGAGTGCTGCAACATTCCCAGTCTTAACAGGTGACAAATATTACTTACCTATTAAGAAGTCTCCTTATGATGCTAGTGGTGCTCAGTATTATAATGAGAATGATATTCTACTTATTGATACTATTGAACAGTCTGGTAATCATGCTGAATTTGTTAAGATTACACGTCTCCCACAGATTAATAGCACACCATACTACATTGAAGTTCAGAGACAACCATTTGGAACTCTATCTACAATAAGTACTACTCATCCTGATACAACTGCTATCTATAAGTGTACTGTACAGTTTGGTGCTACTTGGACTACTCAGGATATTGATGGTTCTGGTCTAGAAGATAATGTTTACCTATCACAATTTGGTGGTAGTTTGGTAGGACGCACAAATCGTACTACTGGTGGAGATCCTCAGTATATTAGCACAAGTGCACCAGGTGATTATGTAATTATCACACGTACTTCAACTGGTGATGATGGTGAGATATTTGAACTTAAAGAAACTCTTACACAGGTTGCTAAGAAGTTAGCAGTTAAGAATGGTTGTGATACTTCCAATCCAGAAACAGTCTTTGAAGTTGACTCTGTTACTGGTAAGGTTACAGTCAATGGTGATCAATCCTATACTGGTGGTCTTACTTTAAATGGTACATGTACAACACCATATGTTAATGCAACTACTAACAAGAAGTTAACTATAACAAATGGTAGTGGTATTAAGACCTTTGAAGTTGACACCTGTACAGGTGACACACAGATTGGTAATCAGCATGGTACTGTGTTCATGGTATCTGAAGCATTTGGAACTGCACCAGCTGCATATGCTAAGGATCAAGATCTTGTTTACACATATAGACATGATCCTGAATCTGTACAACCTGACGGACCTAAAACAACAGTTGCTTCTAATGTAGGAAGTTCTGACAGTAGTATTAAGATTTCATCTAACTATGATAAATTTGCTATTGGTGATTTAATTGCAATTTATAGTGGAACAACTTCAATTGAAATTGCTCAAATTACAGCAACACCAGCTCTAGTTGGTACTGATCAAGTATTATACTTCTCTACTAACAGTAACTATCCTAATGGTGGTCGTGGATCTTCTTCTAATAAGGTAGAAGGTACAGTTGCAAATTCATGGAATACTGGTGCTGAAGTTGTTAAACTTAGAAAATATGATATAACAACTACTTTATTACATGATATTCCTTCTACACGTTCAGCAAGAGCAACAGCAATTCAAGCAAGAACACCAAACACATATGATCGTAGACTTGAGATTGGACTCAAGAATGCTGATCTAATTCAACCAAAACTTGATTATATTCAATATGTAAGAATTGGGGAAGAATTCTTCTTACCTGATAGTGTACATGGTGGTGCAGGTTGGAGTGCTACTGCTGGTCTTGATGCTGAGTTCCAAGTCAAACTACCAAAACAGTATAGAAATCCAAATACTGTTGGCACAGCAATAATTGATCTGTTTGGTGGTGGAACAATCAAGAGTCATGGTGACTTTGAATTGACCAGTGGTAACTTTAGAATGTTTGGTTCTGATGGTATCACACCAGTATTCTTTGTTGCTAACGATGATGGACACCTAGGTGATGGATCTACTAAAGATCCAGTTCAAAATACAACTGGTATGCAACTTTATGGTTCTGGTACTTTACATGGTAACCTTGAGGTTAAAGCTAAAGATTGTCAGTCGTATGGAGATTGTAGTGGTACAACAACCTTTAGTGTTACATCATTAACTGGTGACACCAGTATCGGTGAGAAATTCTATCAAAAAGGAAAAATTTCTGCCACAGAAATTGCTTCTGAAAGTGTTTTCCATATTGATAATCTTGGTGCTTCTGGAGCAACAAATCCAAAAGACTTCAGAATTTATCAAAACAATGCTATTGATTCATTCGGTATTGAGAAATACTGGACAGGAAATGGTGGTAGAAGACATACATATGTTGCATATGATCCTACCACAGGTATTGGACAGCAACAAGCTAACCCATTACAGGTTAACAACAACTATCTAATCAACGCATCTTCTGGTGCTAACATGGTTCTTTATCTACCAGATAATGCACAAACAGGTGACATGATTAGATTCGTTGAATTAAGTGGTAACCTAACATACAATACAAGTTTAATTATTAGAGCACTTAAAGTTGCTAATGTTGCAACTTCAATTCAGGGTGATAATACTGGTACTAAAATTGGTGCAGGATCTAATGTAACAAATACAACTACATGGGATTCTGGAGAATTAATTATTCAGACACGCAATGCATCATTCGGTTTAGTTTACGCTGGTAATGTTGACATTGAGGGTTCTGCAAATGCACAAACAATTCCACCTTCATTAAGAGGTTGGTGGCTAATGGAGTTATAAATGGCAGCATATTACGATTCTATCAAAAGCATGAAGACGGCCAAGATAGGTACAATCCTACCTTGGAGTGGTGATGGAGGAAGTGGTTTTCTCGCATCCAACATACCTAAAGGTTGGATAGTTTGTGATGGTAGCACTAAAACTGCTAGTGATTATCCTTTATTGGCATCCATGATAGGTGATACCTATGGTGGAGATATGACCAAACCAGCTGGTGGTAATTATACATTTCCATATATTGATCCTGTTGATGGATCAAATACAGCAACATTTAGGTTACCTAATCTATCAAATAGGTTACCTCTTGATTTAGAACCAATTGATTTAGATAATGTATCAAATCAAATGGGACAAGGTGATGTTAAAAATGTTGTCGTTGATAACAATGGAACTAAATTGGGTGATTTAGTTTCTGAATATGGTGAATCATATAATATTAAAACATCATGGTCTGCTAATGCTGATATAGATTTTACTTTAAATTTAACTGGTAATTTATATTTTAAATATACTGGATTTAATCTTACTGCTCCTGATTTCTTAGAGTCAGTTTATACATTGAATCGTAAACTAAGTGTTAACCATACTCCATCACATAGTCATACTGACCAAGTACCAACAGTTCAGGCAAACCAGAAAGGTCCAATGGTATTTCAGACTGATGGTGGTGTTGAGATGACAGGTAGTATTAGTTTCAGTAATAACTGTACTGGTAGTGAAGGTCCTTTTAACTGTTCTTTTGCGGATTCTGAACCACATAGTTGGCAAAATGGTTCAGTCGGTTTATCAATGTATGGTGATGATACTTATGAAAGGACATTACCAAGAACTAGTTCATTTATGGAATTTGTTACTGATTCCACAAATGTAGGTGCAAATTACTGGAGTCAAGTTCCAGCTGGTGCAAATAATTGGCGAGGAACGGATAGAGGTGCAGGACCTAAAACCGAATCATATAAACAAACTATACCACCAAACGGAAAAACCGATACTATTCTTGATGTAGATCCTGTTGCTACTCACGCTCAACCTGCACAGACTGGTATGTTTCCTAGACCAATGGAATATTTGAGTAGATCAAATTTCTATGGATATACTCCTCTTGGTGGTACTACTCCCGTCAGATCAGATGGTCTAAGAGACTCTCCTGAGCAAAGACCTAATTCTTCTGTAGTGGTTGCTAATTGTGTAATAACAGAAGGATCTAATAAAGTTACATTGCCTGAAGGCACTGATATTAGTCAACAGTATGGTAATTCACCAGATACATGGAAGCAATGGGATTTAATTCGTCCATTGATGTATGTTACATGTGCAGATAATAATGATAAGTATAAGTGGATGCCTGAAGGAACATTTGTTCAGTCAATAGAATGGATACCTGGTACAGGTGGTACTAGCACAATTGCAATAGCTAATGAAACAGCAGGTGCAATTACGGGTGGTGGTTTTTCATACGGTGTAACAAATAATGGTTCTGACAACGGAACTGTAACACTTTACACAGAGGGTATAATAGCAGGTTATAGTGGACAAACTGTTTTCTACTATAATTGTGAGACTCATCTTCCCATGAGTGGAACTATTACAATAAATGCTACTAGTGGAGCTGCTAATACGTATACGATTGATGTTACTGATGATGGAAATAATACAAATTATGTTTTTACTGGTAGCGATAGGAATGGTTCTTTTACTAGTAGAATTGGTGGAGGTTTCACTTTTAATGAAAATGATATAGTTATCTTCAATGTTAATGCTGCTACTCACAGATTCCTTCTTAAATTTGGAAGTGGAACTGGAGTAGCAAATCAAATTATATCATATCAACCTGCGTCTGGTAATTTTCTTGGTGTTGTTGGTAATGTATCAATCGCAGCAAGTGGTTCTGGTACTGGTAATAGTAGTGGTTTTAATACAGGACAGAATTATATTTGGTTTTCTGAATTTGGGCAAGGTAGTGCTTCAAATCAAGGAGAAAGATCAGTTGCATTTACTCCTTTTAATTCAACTGGTGTTACGCAAGTTGAAATAGATTCTTTTGTAGGTAATGACACTAATGGTGGTGAATTTCCAGACGTTATTAATGCAACAACTGGAGAACATTTAGAATTACGTTATAGTTTAGATGCTTACACTGTTGGTATTGCAGCTGCTACATGGGTATCAATTGGACAAATAATTCCAATTTTCGGATCTCAATCTCTTGTACCAACTGGTGTATCTACATATACATTAGGTGTTCCATCTGCTGCACAACAGGCAAATACAACATTCCAGTTATATCAACCAACTAACACTGGTGTAGATAACTATGGTATCACAAATATAAGATTTGTTGGAGCTGGAGGTATTGGTAACTATGAAGTAACATTAAGTCAAAATATGGGTCAGGGTGATGTTGAAGTTCAAGCTGGTTGGGGTACTGCTACTCTTGGATTAAAATTCAGAGATGGTACTTATCCTACCAGTTTAAATACATCATCAACAGCAAAAGATCCACTAGAAGCAGCATTTTCATCACATAATCATGGTAGTTTTGAAATAGGTCAGACGCTAGGAACTATGGTAGGACCTCCATCTCATACAGCAGTAAATGCTGATGGATCTGCACTAGCAGCACAGAGTATTGAAAATGCATTAAATATAGCAGTAGACACTACTCAACCTTCGTTAACAATGACATTCATTATCAAAGCATACTAATGGCAGTATTCTACAACAAAGAAAGAGCAAAGTATGGACATTTAACTGGGCAAGTTATTGCTTGGCCAGTTCCATACGAAGGCACACCCGATCAAGCAAGCAATGAAGCAGCATTACCTGCTGGTTATCTAAAATGTGATGGATCAAAATATTTTGCATCTGACTATCCCAGACTTGCTGCTATTTTAGGAACTGGTACTAATACCGCTTTTATGAAGAAAAACTTGGATGGCACTGATTTTGAAACTATTAATGATAATCAATTTATGGTTCCTGATCTAGGTTCTAAATATCCTGAACCAACTTCAGGTGCAAATGCTGGTGTTTATAATAATGTAAGAAAAATTGATGAAACAACAGGAACTGAGAAAAGTAGATCTGGTGTTGGTATAGATGCAGAAGCAGCAATTGGAGATACTAATGTTACCGTTACATATACTGGAAGTATTAATGTTCCATCTCAAGAAATTGAAATTAAAGGAAAACCTAGTTGGACATATGCAGGTACTACTCATTATACAGAGATAGAATCTGTAGAAGAGAATCAAATACATCCACATATGCATTTTTCTAGTTCATCAAGATCTAGATTAAGAGCTCAACCAGATCTACTAGAGGTAGATAATGATACTCCAAAACCAGCAGGACAAACTGGATTAAAGAATGCTTCTACTATTCCTATTCAAAGTTGGTTAGATAGTACAAGAGCACAGCAACAATCTACAAATCCTCCTGGTAGTGGACAAGAACCATGTAAATTATTAGATGCATGGAACCCAAACGGAGGTACTAATGATTCTGGTAGTCCACTTTACAGTAGTGGATTAGGATCTCAAACAATATATTATGGTGGTTGTATTGCTGAAGATGCAACAGGACCTTATCGTATTGGATCTGGTAGTGGGTTTGAATATGGTTGTTTAAATAACTCATCATATACTGTTGATAGACGTACATTAGCTGGTTCACCCGATGAACAGAATACTATAAAATATAGAACTAGACGATGGTTTCCATTACTTCCTTGTACTAATCAAAGTGGTGATGCTGGATTTGATGCTATTTTAACTGTACCTGTAACATATACCGCAGGTGCTGTTGGAATGCCAACTGATTTTAATAATAGTGCATTAGATGATGTTGTTCCCCTTCAATCAAATGAAAGTGCAGTCAGTTCAACTTGTATTCCTGATGTAGAAAATGAAGCAACAGATACTGCTGATATACCAATAGCAGCTGGTACTTTACCAACTGCTCACAATCATAGAGTTAGACTAGAAAAAGGTGATCATACATATAAAGTGAAGACTGATGCTATATCAATTGATCCAGAAAATTTGTTAACAACATTTGATATTGGAGTAGATGATTCTATATCAATAGATTCTGCAACCCAACCATTTATTGTGATGGAGTATTTAATTAAAATATAATCATGGTACAAAGTTATAGAAATACAAGAAAAGGATTTTATACTGATTGTTATCAGGATACTACACCAATTGGTACTATTGTATCAAACTTAAAATCTGGTGCTAATACATATGATCATGAATTTATTAATAAAAGTACTAATTTACATAGATTAGAGGATTTTTCTGGTAATGCTTATGGTTCTGGTGATGATCCAGCATATACTCATGATGGATACTTATATTGTGATGGCACTGAATATGATATTAAAGATTATCCTGCATTGTATGAAATACTTGGTGTTGATTACGGAGGGAGAGCGAGTAGTGGTATTGATGTGGTTACTGGTGGATCAGGATATTCAGTAACTGATATTGTATCAATATCAGCACCAACAGGAGTTGGTGGTGTACAAGCAACCGCTATAGTTAAATCAGTTCAAACCATTCCAAATGGTGCTATTCAATACATAGATGTTACAAATCCAGGTTCAGGATATCTAACTGCTCCAACAATATCTGTAAGTGGTGGTAGTGGTGCTACATTCTCTGTCAGAGTAGTAAATGGCACTATTCAGAATATCACAAAAGCTAACGTGATGAGTTTTTATGGAGAGCAATATCTAGGAACATTTAGAGTTCCAAATACTGTAACTAAAAAAATAGTTGGTAATGGTCCTGTATTTGGTCAAAACTCACCCACTATTGGCAATATCTCAATGGTAGTTGGTGCAACAGGTGGTGCATGGTATTTAGATCAAGATATACAAGATAATTATTTTTCATTAGGTAGAATTACAACAACAGGATATGAAAATGTTGTAGAGACAGTTGGTTGCACTATTGTAGGTTCTCAAAAAGTTACTGTAACTATGGAGAAGAAGAAGTTACCTTCTATTTTCCAACACAGTCATACAATATATCATAGTCGTCCTGGTGTTCAAGAGTGGCCAGCAGAGGCTCATGGTGACAGATATCTTCAAGGTTATCAAAGTAGAAATGGTAGAATTTCTAGATGGTATCCATCCACAGGTGTTGTATTAGAACATAGTCATGCATTATTAAGACAACCAATTACTAATAATACCATTGCTACCTATGATTTCATGGATTATAAAGGTGGTGATGGTAATGTTGGTGCTTTAAAAGACATACCTGATGCAGCAAATGCAACTGGTGGTTCATTTCAACAACAACCAGGATATACTTCAGAAATACCATATGATGATCAGTATTATCTTGCATCTGGTGCTGCTAATTCTGGTTCATTTGAATTCCAAACAACAATACCAAACCCAACATTATTAAAACTCATATCTTCATCTAAAATTGGTGGAAGACAAATAGTTACTGGTGGTGTACCAATATATGATTATAGTCAAGAATTTGAATTTATTGGAGCTGGATCATATAATATTCCAATTTCTAGTATTGTTGGAGCACCTGATCAATTAATATACACTCTTGTTGGAGGTGGTGGATCAGGTGCAGCTGGTACATTTGAAGGTAACGATGGTCAAGATAGCACCATAACTGCTGGATCTACATTAGTTTTGACTGCTGGTGGTGGTAAAAAAGGTGGTGCAGCTCAAGGCGTTACTGGTGGATCTGGTGGTGTTGGAGGTGCAGCAACAGAATCTGGTAGTTTGAGTCCTACAGCACCAACATCAGGAAATGCTGGTCAACAAGGAGCAAATGATGAGTACTTAGAAACTACTAATCCATCAGATCCAGGTGGAGGTGGTCAAGGTGGTGCATCAGGGGGATTTTATAGTGCTGGTGCAGGTTCTGATGGATGTAGAGTATTATTAGGTGGATTAAGTGGCACATATAATTCCACTTTAACTTCTGATGGATCATTTACTAATCTACCTACCAGTGGTGGATTGACATCAGTTACTTTTGAACTTAGAGGTGGAAAAGGTGGTGATGGTGTAAGTAGAGGATCTTCAACCACAGAGAATAATAAAGGTGGATGGGGAGCAAAAGTTAATCTTGAGTTAGCTGAAGCAGAACTTAGTAATTTCCTGAATGCTCCTAGTCCTGGTTGGAATGTTGTTATTGGTAATGGCGGTAGTGGTAGAAATGGTGGAACCAATTCTCTCAATTCCAATGGTGGTTTTGGTGGAGAAGGTGCTTCTGGTAGACATGGTGGCGGTGGTGGTGCTGTTACTTGTTTGAGGAGAGGTACACAAATCGTTGCTGGTGCTGGTGGCGGTGGTGGCGGTGGTGCTGATGGTGGAGAAGGTAGTAGTGATAACAACAGTCCTGGCCAAGCAGGTGGTGCATATCCTGGTGGTGCAGGTTTATATACTGGTTTACAATCATCTTCATCAGGAACTATATCATCTGGATCAGGTGGTCAAGGTGGGCGTTTTGGTTGTGTCGGTGGTGGCGGTGGAGCTGGTGGAGGAGGTGTCTCTTCTGGTGGTACATTAGGTCCAGGTGGTGGATATGGTGGTGGTGGTGCACCTGGTGGTCCTGGTGGGACTCCTGGTGGTTGGGGTGGTCACCAAGGTGGTGTTGGTGGACAACAAGGAATTTCTGAATATAAAAGTAATTATTTCGCATCTGGTAACTTATCAGAGCATTCTGATACTAATGGATCTGTTAATTTGACTATACAATATAATGCTAATAAATGGACAGCAGCAGGTGGTGGAGGTGGATCAGGAGCACAATGGTTTGGATCAGTTCCTTGGTCTGATATAGGAAATCCTGCAACAATCAACATAACTGTGGGTGCTGGTGGTGATGGTAAAGTTCCAGGCGGTAATAATGCTGGTCAAACAAATGATGGTGACACTGGATATGCAAAAATTGGAGTCGGCACTATCACTGGATATACTGGAGGTACAATTGGTACAACTACAGGTGATATAATTGAATCAGCATCGCAAAGTGCGACAGTATGGGACGTTACTATTAATAGTGATGGTAGTGGTACAGGTACAGGTGGTAATTTTAGACTACCTGACACACAAGTGCCAACAGTACTATTTCGTGGTGGTGGTAAATCTAATGATGGTACAACAAGTGCTAATGGATATAATCAAGCAAATACTGGTCACGCCACAGCAACAGTGACAGTTACATCTGGTTTAGTTAGTGCTGTTACTCTAGGAGACGGTGGTACAGGATATACAGAGCAACCATATGTTTATTTACTACATGGTGCTGGTGCAGGATCTTTTATCACATCTCAATTTTCTAATGTTTCTGTCACTGGTGTAACATTAGGTGGTACTTCATCTGTATATACAAACTTTGTAAAGTTTGGTGGTGCAGGTACATCTACTAATAGAGATAGATTCATTGTATTAAAAGCACAAGACACATCTGCTGTAAATTATTTCGGTATCAAGGCATGTAGGGGTAATGGTGTTAATGGTGGTGATGTACCAGAAGAGAGTTTATTGGTAGAATATCAGTTAGCAGGTGCTACAACTTGGACACCAATTGATGTTATTATCAACGCAACAGCAGCGAGAACTGATCCTCTTTCAGGTATGATAGTTCCTGCCTGTGGTCAGAATGAGTCACATGATGGTACATCAACTAATACTTTATGGTATACATATGCAGTTGTAATGCCAAATGCTGCAAAAGCACCTGGTACAAAGATTAGATTATATCAAGAAAGATCTGAGCAAGGTGGACAAGATCATTCTTCTGGTGGAGACTTTGATCATTATGGTATATGTGAATTCATATATTTTAGAGAGAAGACGACACAATTGGTATTTGTTCCTACATCTGGTGCTATCAAGAGAAATACTGTTGATTTCTTAGAATATAATGTACAAGGTGAAACAGGACCTGGTATTACATATAGTTCTGGATTAGGTTGTAGTGATGCCACCTTGACGTTGAAATCAACAACTAAAATAGAACCACAGGCATCTATTGATCCAGATTATGATGTACCTTTGCTTACACCTTACGTGACTTGCAAGTACTTAATTAAAGCATTCTAAATACTATCGGAGATACACTAGCAACATGGCAAGCGAACCAGTATTACAAGTTGAATTAAATGTTATTGGACAGGAATTATCATATAATGGTATACCTAAACCAATACCACAAACATATTGGACTGACACGTTAGTTCCTTTGTTGTATCCTGTATGGGATACTGACAAAGATAAATTAATTTCATTCTATTATTATAGTAATGGTACATACACTGCTAAACGCAGAAAGTATGTCATGAATTTTAAGACTAATACTAATGAATGGAAAGATTATGAGATGGAACAGGTTGCCAGTTCTGTTGCTGACACATTCAAAGAAAAATTAGTTGAAGGATGGTATGCCATTGATGCCATTGAAAATATAGAGTTCCAAAATGAACTCGGTGCAATGTATGCTAAAGCAAATGCTGTTTCTCCATTATCAGTAAGACTTGCAAGAGATTTTTTATTAGCTGAGACTGATTGGGTGTATGTAGAAGATTCTCCTGTTGATGCTGATACAAAGGCAATGTATACAGCATACAGACAGAAATTAAGAGATATACCCGAAACAGTAGAGTTCTCCACTAATGTTGAAGGTACTAAGTTTCCTATCTCACCTGATTTTTATAATAAAATATACAAGACTGAGAATGCTGGTAAGGATTACTTAGCAACAGATGATCAGTTCTTGCCACTAGCAAGTCATTATCTCAAGAGATATAGAGATAGAATGGCACATTACTTACTCACCAAGTCATTTACTGAAAGATCTTACTTTGATACTTTCATTGCTGAGTATAATAATGTCAAGGTTCTTCAATCAGCACACTATGTTCCTGAATACACTACAGAAGCGAAGAAAGCATTTTTAGATAAGTTGCTTGCACAATGTCAAACTGAGATTGATAATCTAGGGAGTTAGTTATGATCTTACAAGGTAACGAACTACAAGTATTTGATCTTGTTGCATCATATGCACAGAGATATCAAAAGACATTAGTTCATTTTAATCTAGACAAGTATAATAACTTAGATGCAACTAAGAAAGCAACTGTAACAACATATTATACATCCATCGTTGATGACTATGTACTAGACATAATCAAACAGGGTGGAATATTTAATACTATTTCATTTGATGAAGAAACAGCAGCAAGCACCTATGCAGGTTCATGGTTTCCATTAGAATCAGAGTGCCCTGATGCTGACCATTATATTCATGCTTATGTTGTGGATTCTTTTGGTGATATCATATGGGAGAATAAACCAAAAGGCAAACAGTGATATTATTTCCAACTCTCGTAGTTGATGACTTTCTTGAAGATCCTGATTATGTTCTAGATTTAGCAGAAAACACAGAATATAATAGTCCAAGTCATACAAACTATCCTGGTGTGACTTCTAGGAATAAAATATATGAATTAGATCAAGAGTTATTTGATACTATTATACAAAAGATATTTGGATACTATTGGGACTTGAGAAATCCTGTCAACTATAATGTTGAGATGGAGTTCCAAAAGATTGAATCTAATGGTCAAGGTGTTATTCATCTTGATACAACATTTGGTGCTCTTGGTGCTGGTGTCATATATTTGAATAAAAATATAGAGAGAGATACAGGAACGTCATTCTATAAGTTATTAGATCCTGATTATAAGATCAAAGAAGAGTTTTTAAATCCTGTTGCAAGATCACATGCTGGTGAACATGTAGATGGACTTGACAAAATATGTCAAGATCACTATAATAAGTTTGAGGAGACCATGAGAGTACAAAATCAGTACAATCGTCTGGTCACATATGATTCTAATGTATGGCATACTGCCACATCATATGGAAATCAAACAAGATATACTCTACGTTTCTTTATTAATGAATTGGAGTCTAAACATCAAAACTTTCCCTTACAACGATAAGTGGACACTATTATAAACTGTCACATACCTCCTTCACAGGGGGTATTTTGATGTTATAATGAGTATATAACAAACAAATTACATCATGATCAAAGTTGGAACTAACGTCAAGTCAAAAATACATGATGATCTTACTGGTCATG